GGTTATGTAGGTATTGTCTGGCTAGAAGAATTAGATCAGTTCAGCGGCATGGAAGAAATCCGCAACTTGAACCAGTCGCTACTGCGTGGCGGCCCTATCTTCTGGGAGTTTTGTTCATTCAACCCGCCGAAGAGCCAAAATAACTGGGTCAATGAGGAGAAACTCTTCGAGGACCCCGACAGATTGGTTCACCACTCGACGTACTTAGGCGTTCCCCGGGAATGGTTGGGGGATCGATTCTTTGAGGACGCGGAAAAGCTGAAAGCAAAAAATGATGCGGCGTACAGACACGAATACCTCGGTGAGGTTACAGGCACGGGCGGCAGCGTATTTGAAAACGTGGAAGATATGAACATGACGGATGAACAAATTAGTCAGTTTGACCGTCGTCATTTTGGCTTAGACTTTGGTTTTTCAATCGATCCTTTATCATTTCTTGGTATGCATTACAATGCGAAATACGAAGATCTTTATATTTATAATGAGATTTATCAGCAAAAGCTGTCAAACAAAAGATTGGCTGAATTAATTTTACCACATGTTGGGCATGAACGAGTTATGGCAGATAGCGCAGAGCCTAAAAGCATTGTTGAATTGAGAGGATATGGACTGCGCGTGAATGGGGCTAAAAAGGGGCCGGACAGCGTGGACTTTGGTATTCGCTGGCTGCAGAATCTTCGTCATATTTATATCGATAAGAAGCGGTGTCCAAACACTTATCGTGAGTTTGTTAATTATGAGTATGAGCGGAACCGTGAAGGCCAGTTTATCAGCGCATATCCGGACAAGAACAATCATTCTATTGATGCTTGCAGATATGGCTGTTCGCCATTAATGGCACGGAATCGGATCAAGATTATGCATTAAGAAGGGCAGATAACATGGATATTGATGTTGCGAGAAAGTTAATACAAAATTATATTCCGAGACATGCAGAATTTGTGCGGCGTGCGGAGACCGCAGAACGGTACTATCGAGTACAGAACGATATCTTATTTAAAAAGCGTAAAGAAGATGTGACAGAAACTCCGCTTCGCAATGCAGACAATCGGATTCCTCATCCGTTTTATCAATTACTGGTTAATCAAAAGGCTGCGTACATGTTCACTGCCCCGCCGACGTTTGATATCGGAAATGACAGTCAAGATCAGGCGATTACTAAAGTTCTTGGTGATGCTTACGGAAAGAAAATGAAAGATATATGCGTAAATGCAAGCAATACCGGGATTGGCTGGATTCATTATTGGATAAACGATGGGGAATTTGATTGGGCAGTCGTGCCATCGGTACAAGTAATACCAGTGTGGTCCAAAAAACTCAATCATGAGTTATTAGCTATTTTACGTGTTTATATAGATATTGATGATGATGGAAAGATATGGGATGTGTATGAATACTGGAATGATGTAACATGCTGTGTGTTCCATAAATTAGCAGTAGATGACTTTGATCAACTTACTACATATACCGATTTTTTCAATTCCGGAGATATGAGTGATGGGTCCACGTATGCACATGGACTTACAACTATCCCGTTTATACCATTTTTGAACAATAGTCTATGTACTAGCGACTTAGATCCTGTAAAGGCATTGATTGACAGTTACGATAAAACATATAGCGGATTTGTAAATGATCTTGAGGATATCCAAGAGGTTATTTTTATTTTGACTAATTATGGCGGCGAAGATCTTAATCAGTTTATGCGTGACATGAAATATTACAAGACGATTATGACTGATTCAGTGAGCGGTGATGATAAATCAGGTGTTAGCACATTGACGATTGATATTCCCGTTGACGCACGCGAAAAAATGCTAACAATTACGCGTAAGGCTATTTTTGATCTCGGACAAGGTATTGACCCGCAGCAGCAAGGGCTAGACGGTACAAGCGGTGAGGCAATGAAATTTTTATATGCACTACTTGAACTTAAAGCAGGCTTAATGGAAACGGAATTCCGCCTTGGCTTTAATAAGTTTGTACGTGCTATTGCAGCTCATGTTGGTATCGGGGCTGATGCAATCATACAGACATGGACGCGCTCGGCTATTCGAAACGATGCGGAACTGGTTGACATGTGCAGTAAATCGTCTGGAATTATTTCGAAAAAGACGATACTCAAGAATCATCCGTTTGTCGATAATGCGGAGGAAGAACTGCAACGACTGGCAGATGAAGAGGCGGAAGCGACTGCAAAAGATGATATCTACGGTGGCAGCGCAATTGACGACACGAAAGGAGGTGACGTTAATGTACAAGTTGCTAATTAGATACGTTAATCAGTTCGGGAAGGACTTTCCCGTTTTATCGGTAAAAGACAAAAGTGAGTATGAAATTTGTCGTATTGTCCGTGAATGCTGTGAACGCAATACCGTTTATACAGAGACACCGGTTACATCCCTTGGAACGTGAAAATAATTCCTGTAACAGTCAACCTTGTGCGAGGCAGGTAAACCTCGGTAAAAACCGGGAGGAATAAAAATTATGACGATTGAAGAATTAATTGCAAAACTGGGCATTGCCGATGATAAAAAAGAAAGTGCGCAAAAAGAGATCTCGGCTTTTTTGGATGGGGCATTTGTGCCAAAATCACGTTTTAATGAAGTGAATGATGAAAAGAAAACACTATCTGCTACGGTGACGGAACGGGATAAACAACTTGAAGCGTTGAAAGGTACTGCCGGGGATACGGAAGCGATGAAGAAACAAATCACTGAATTGCAAGCAGCAAATAAGGCTGCACAAGCCGAAGCAGATGCAAAGCTAAAGGCGTATCAAATGAGCACTGCTATTAAACTTGCGTTAACTGGATCCGCCTACGATGTTGATATCGTTGCTAGCTTAGTAGATACATCAAAACTCATCTTAAGTGAAGATGGAAAAGTCACTGGGTTAACAGATCAGATTGAGACGCTGAAGAAGGATAAAGCTTTTTTATTTAAAGAAATGAAAACACCTTATCAACCGAACAGTGGCGGTAATCTGACGCATAACCCATTTTCAAAAGATGCATTTAATTTAACTGAGCAGGGAAAATTGCTCAGAGAAAATCCTGAACAGGCTCGTTCATTGGCGCAGGCCGCAGGAGTTACGATTTAAGTTTAAGGAGGAAAAACAATGGCTGGTACAACTTTAACGGACATTATTGTCCCTGAATTATTTGATCCGTATGTTATTCAGAAAACAATGGAACTAAATGCCTTTTATCAGAGCGGTATTATTACAAATAACGCTCATTTCGACGCTTTGGCATCGGAAGCGGCACCGATTCACAATATGCCGTTTTTCGAAGACTTAAAAGGAGACCCGGAAGATGTTATTGAAGGGGCTGATTTGACTGCTGATAAAATTACGTCTTCGAGTGACGTTTCGACGACAATTCGTCGAGCTAAAATGTGGAGTGCGACAGACCTGTCAGCGGCCATGGCTGGTGCTGATCCAATGGCAGCTATTGGCGGCTTAGTGGCCGGTTACTGGGCACGGCAAATGCAAAAAGAAATAATCACTGAATTGACGGGTGTATTTGCTGCAACGTCTATGAAAGATCATATTCTTGATATTTCCGGAGGAACGGACAATGCGGCTAATATCAGTGCATCTGCATTTATCGACGCTTTGCAGCTTTTGGGCGATGCGCAGGGGGATTTAACGGCAGTAGCGATGCACTCGGCAACGAAGTCGTATCTGAAAAAACAGAACTTGATTACGACGGAACGCGACAGTACGGATGTTGAATTTGAAGCGTATCAAGGTCGCCGTGTTATCGTTGACGATGGTTGCCCGAATGAATCTGGCGTATGTACAACGTACCTCTTTGGCGCCGGTGCTGTTGCTCTTGGTAATGGGTCTCCTGTCGGTTTTGTTCCGACTGAAATTGACCGAGATAAGCGAAAAGGGTCTGGCGTTGATTATCTGATCAACCGTAAGACTTTTATTCTTCATCCGCGTGGCGTTGCATGGCAGAACAAAGCACGTGCTCATGCTGAAACGGTATCGCGTACAGAATTGGCGAATGGTACGAACTGGAAAGCGGTTTTTGAGCCGAAGGCCATCCGCATTGTCGCATTGAAACATAAAGTTGGCTGATAGAGTAGAGGTGCCGTTGTATGGATAGCGAAAAATACTGGGAAAATCGTGCTATTGAACGCGAAGAATACTGGAATAAGCAAAGCCAAGCGATGGTTGATAAGGAGCTTGCTAATTATTATCAGGCATCGCTTGACGCCATACAAAAAGACATTGATGCTTTATATGGGCGGTTTGCTAGAGATAATAAACTTGATATGGAAGAGGCGCGAAAGCTTATTACCGGCAAAGAGTATAAAACATGGCGGTATAGCTTGGAAGAATACTGCGAGAAGATTAAAAAAACTGGTAATGCAGGACTGCTTCGGGAACTAAACACACTGGCAATGCGTAGTAGGATTACACGACTGGATAAGCTGCATGCCAACACGCTGCAAGAGCTTGATTCGTTGGGACGCAAACAGCTTGCGACAATGGATGGGTTTTATAAAAAGGTGTTTGAATCACAATATTATGAAGGGCTTTTTGATATGGGAAAAGCTGGCAAGGTGCTAGCGGCAGTGAATAAGGTTGTACCGGATAAAGTTGAAGCAATCATGCGTAATCGGTGGAGCGGAAAGAATTACAGTGATCGAATATGGGATGATAAGCAAAAACTTGCACAAGAAATAAAGCAAAACGTACTTACTGCTGTACATCGCGGCGAAAGTGTTGACAGAGTATCAAAGAGATTGGCGGAGCGCATGAACGTTAGCAAGAGTAATGCAAAACGACTTGTCCGCACCGAACTTAACTACGTGAATAATCAAGCCTCACTTGAAAGCATTAAAGATGCTGGTATGAAGTATTTCCGTTTTATTGCAACGCTTGATAAGCGAACATCAGCTATCTGCCGGGAGCACGATGGCAGAGAATTCTCTCTTACGGAGGCAAGTGCGGGTAGTAATGTGCCGCCGCTTCATCCGAATTGTCGGTCAACAATTGCCGGTAGTTTTGGCCGTGGACTAGGAAAGTATGGGACACGCTTTGCTCGTGATAAAAGCGGCAAAGGTATTCATGTGCCATCGGATATGACTTATGAAGACTGGTACAATAAATACGTAGAAGGTTCTTATCACAAATACATAGAAGGACTTAACGATGCGTTTAGAAAGGCGTTAGCGTTTGGACATAGGACAGGCAATGAAGGACTTTATTGGAGAGACAAAGACGGGAATACACCATTCCCTGATATGTCAGGTAATCAAAATAGCGTTGTCTTTTCTGATGAATTAATGGAGTTTCTTAAAAATGCAGGAGAAGGTACGCTGGATTGTATTCACAATCACCCTATGAGCTCTTCTTTTTCCGGGCAAGATTTATGTGTAATGAATGCTTACAAAAGTATTGACAAAATGCTTGTAATTGGTCATGATGGAACTAAATATAGTTGTAGTGTTGGCAATGGCAAACGCATTCGTTCTGAATATATTTTGAAAAGGCACGATGCTATAATAAATGGATATGAAATGACCTATCGAAAATTAGTAAAATTTGGTATGGATCAAAACGCAGCTTGGAAAGAGGTTACGCATTTAGCTAATATTGATTTAGCCAATGAACTGGGGTGGGACTATGAACGAACAAAATAAAAGTGTTGAATGGAAAAGCGAGCAACCTAATCCATTTCTAAAACAAAACGAAAAAAATGTTAAGGAATATGAAGAGAATTCCAAAAAATTAATTGAATTAATTCGTAAATAAAGCACCCACCTGAGTGAGTGCTTTTTTCATGCCCGAAAAAGAGGTGATCGAATGATATTTATTAGCGCTCAAGAAGCGATTACCACCATTACAGACAATATAACTATTATGATTCCCCAAGCGGCTGCCAATACTGATATGCTTAAGCTTTACATTGAGCGATTCGTGTATGATGTGCTTGATTACTGCCATCGCGATGATTTTCCGAAGACACTGGTATATACGGCTGTTGAGTTGCTTGGGAAGCGGTTAAACTCAACGTCTGTGGCCGGTGGTGAGGATCTGCCTGTGAAGAGTATCAAGCATAATGACACGGAGTTTGTCTTTGCTTTGAACAGCATTTCAGACATTGGCAATGCTGCTGATGCGGACTTTGAATCCATTCGCACAAAGTTAAATTTATACAGAAAGTTGGCGAGAAGTAGTGAATTACGCACAGTGTAAGGGATTGCTACTCAAATACATGTATACCGATACGGTCACGGTCGAGCGCATGAGCAATGTCAAAGATGTAGACGGTGCAGATTCGTTTGCCGCTTATACTGTTTATGAAAATTTGCCGTGTCAGCTATCGCAGTATAGCGAAGCGCAAACTGCTGAAACACATGATCGAGAATACCGCGTAGGCGATAATTTTCGAATTTCCCTTGATCCCTCGTATGACATACAACCGAATGATAAGTTACATGTCACGCATAACGGGCAGGTCTTTTTGCTCAATGCGTCTAGGGCGTTTAAGTACCCGTCACATCAAGAGATAGTCGGGAGAAAGGATAGTGAAGCGTAATGAGCATAACTTTTAGCGGCTTAGAAGAGTTAGACGAAAGACTGGCCAATGCGACGAAAAAAAGTAAAGTAAAACGTAACCAGGCAGTAAAGCAAATGGGTGAATTATTGCTCGGAAGAGCAAAGGATAATACACCTGTTGATACTGGGAATCTCCGAAAAAATTGGCATCGTACGCGTCCATTGAACGGGGTGGTAAAGGTCGGAAATTCTGCTGACTATGCTGCTCATGTTGAATACGGGCACCGAACGAAAAGCGGTAACCCAGTCAAAGGTAGTAAGATGCTGCACTTGGCTTTGATGCAGACTGGCAAGCATTTTAAAGAAGATGCAGCTGCTGTATGGGAGACACTTTTTAAATGATAATGACATTACGGGATATTAAGCGGGCGATTATTAAGAGCCTGAATACTAACTATCCTACATATAAGGTTTTCTTTGACAATGTACAGACGTCAGGAAAGCCTTATTTTTATGTCACGATGATGCCTATTGTTGATTCTGTCGATAGGGTGTACAGCGATCGGCAGATACAGGTTGATATAACGGTCGTCTTGGCCGAAGACAAGGATGGAAATGTGAATCGCACGGAGCTGTATGACATTGCTGAAGAATTAGATGGAATATTTAGACCTGTGTATCACGTTCTTGACCGTTATTTCACTGTTCTGGAAGCTGAACAAACAATTGTTGATGACTTATTGCATTATATTTTTGAGCTACGGTTTACAGATGCAACGGAGCAAAAAGAAATGGAATTAATGGCAGAGATTGGCTTAACAATCAATAGACGTAATTTGACAGAGGAGGACTAATTTAATGGCTAATGAACAAGAATTATTTGGCTTGCCGCAGGTACGTATTGATTTTATTACTAAAGGCACGACGGCAATTAAGCGAAGCGCAAGAGGCATTGTATTGATGATTTTGCACAACGAATCAACGGATGTCATCAATACATACCGCATTAATGATGTAAGCGATATCCCCGATAATGGATTGACGCCTGAAAACGTTGACCTAATCAAAAAATGTTTACTAGGAACCCCTTTGCGTGTGTTGGTATACACATTGCCGCTAGCAGGCGTAGCTGATGCAACGAAGAAACAAGCGGATGTCTTGAAGCTTGTTGCTGGGATTAAATGGAATTGGCTGTGCGCTCCGACGGCAACGGCGGAAGAACAAACGGATCTAGCGTCTTGGATTAAAGCAGAACGTACGAATAAACGAAAAACATTCAAGGCTGTTCTGGCCAATCAAGCAGCAGATAACGAAGGTGTTGTTAACTTTTGCACAGACGGAATAAAAGTTGCCACGGGGACAAATCCTGATGGGACTACTGTATTTACTACATATACGGCGCTGCAGTATACGGCGCGTATTGCCGGTATTTTAGCCGGGTTGGCGTTGGATCGTAGCGCAACATACTTTAAATTGGAAGAAGTTGATTCTGTCGAGGTGTATGACGATATCGATACGTTGATCGATAAAGGGCAGCTGCTGTTATTTGATGAACAGGATGGCGATGGTGTCAAAATTGCCCGCGCTTGCAATAGTTTGAATACGTTTACGACGGATAAGGGGGAAGACTTCCGCAAGATTAAAATTGTCGAAAGTATCGATATGGTAACGGATGATATCCGTGATACGTTCAAAAAATATTATATCGGTAAAGTCATTAATGACTACGATCATAAGATGTTGTTTATTTCAGCGATTCTTGTGTATTTCAGTGAAATCAAAGGAAATATTCTTGATCGTAGCGCTAAAAACACGGTTGATATCGATGAACAGTTTCAAGCTAATTATGCCATTTTGAAAGGTGAAAAACTTGAAGATATGACACGTATGGAAATCCGTCAATACAATACCGGTGATAAAGTTGCGCTTAATGGGAACGTTAAATTTGTGGATGCTATGGAAAATCTGACAATTGAATTTACGATGTAACAGAGGGAGGATATAAATAATGTCTAGAGCAGCAGAAGATGTTAAATATCGCGGCAGACGCCGCTGGAACGGGTCTCACGGTAAAGTATGGTGGGACAATGAACTATTGTTTGAAATTGCAAAGTATGAATGCAAGGTGGTTGCGAATCGAGAAGATGTGCTCATCGGTAACAGTGAAGATAGTAAAATTACTTCCCTTAAAGGTGAAGGCAGCTTTACGATCAAGAACGTTATTAACCGCAATATCAATAAGTATTTGGAAGAATGGAAGAACGGGCACGATCCGCGAGCCACGCTGGTTGGATTGATTGATGACCCGGACGCTGTTGATGGACAAAAAGAACGCTGCTCTGTCGATAATGTTTGGTTCAACGAATTGACATTGATAACCTTTGAAAAAGGAAAGGTTGTTGAAAAAGAATTCCCGTTTGGTTTTACACCGGAAGATGCTTCGTTCTTAGAAATTGTTGAATAATTTTTTTTAGGAGGTAAAAACATGGCTATTAGTGTACAAGACTTAATCAATCAAAAAGAAAAAATTGAAGCCGGTAAGAAAACGCGTTACGACTTGGAAACAAGTATAGGCACGATCACAGTAAAAAAACCGACAAAAGCGGAAGCAACGGAGGCCTTTAACATGGATGAAGGAGAAGGCGATAGCTATTTTATCTTGAATCAAACGGTAGAGCCGAATCTTAAAGACGAAAAACTGCAGAAAGCATACGACTGTGCTGAACCAACAGACATTGTCCGTCGATTATTTGATCCCGGTGAAGTACCTGCCATTGCTAAGAAAATCGCAATGCTGGCAGGCTACGGAAAGGATATTGAATCTAAAATACACGATGACCTAAAAAACTAATAAAGGACGACTGGGAGGCGGCTTCGGCTGCCTTTCTGGTCGTTCATGGACATCAATTAGATTACTTCTTTAATTTATCACAAGTAGAAAAGCTTTTTATTCACGCTGCCATTGAGCTTGAGATAGAACGGCAAGAAAAGTTAGCTCTTTTAGCAGCAGTAGTTCAAAGGAAAGGAGGGAGATAAGCCATGAATGAGAATTTTACACTATCGGCGACATTGGAATTAAAAGACGAATTTTCCGGTCAGATTAATAAAGCGCGAAATGGCTTGAGTGGGTTTGCAGCAGCTGCGAAAAAGATGGATGATGCAACAAAAGCTATCTCTGAAATGGGTAAAGAAGCAGATCGCACACGGCAGAAATTAAGCGGAATCAAAGGTGTATTTTCGCCAATTATTAAAGCTAAAGATGAGACCAGCAGCACGATTAAGAAAGTACGGACAGAACTCAATGCGTTTAAAGGTAAAGCGTATACGGCCGTCGTCAATGTAAAACAAGGGACATCAGGAGCTATAGAAGGATTAAAAAATAAAGCGTCTGGGGTGGCGAGCGGCATGGTAATGGGGACGTCTATGCAAATGATAGGCGCTGCCGGGGTTGGATTTGGTATCTATGATGCCATTAAAGGATATGCTGACTTTGAGCAAGAAATGAGTGCTGTAAAAGCTATTTCAGGGGCATCTGAATCGGAGTTTCAAGCGCTGACAGATCATGCGATAAAAATGGGGTCTGAAACAAAATTCAGTGCGCTTGAATCAGCAAAAGCTCTTGAGTATATGGGAATGGCTGGATGGAAGGCAGATGAAATGATCGCAGGCCTTCCGGGGATTATGAATTTAGCCGCAGCTTCCGGCGAAGAGTTAGCCGGGGTATCAGATATCGTAACGGATTCAATGAGTGCATTTAAATTGCAAGCAAAAGACGCAGGAATGTTTGCTGATGTTTTGGCAGCTGCCGCGACGAATTCAAACACCAATGTCGGTAAGCTTGGATATTCGTTTAAATATGCGGCACCGTTAGCTGGTGCATTGGGATATAGCATTCAAGACGTATCCCTTGCCCTGGGAACGATGGCAGACGCAGGGATAAAAGGAGAGCAAGCAGGTACGAGTATGCGTGCTCTTTTAACACATATGGCAAAACCAACAGATGATTCGGCGGCAGCAATGGAGTTACTCGGATTATCCATTACGGACTCGGCAGGTAAGATGCGCCCATTCCGCGATGTAATGAAAGACATCCGAAACGGGTTTAAGACGTTGACCCCGGAACAGCAGGCAGCTACGGCGGCTATGTTGGCAGGTCAAGAGGGCATGTCCGGACTGCTTGCTATCGTTAATCAGTCGGATGATAAATTCAACAAGTTAGCTGATTCTATTGATAACTCTCAAGGCGCTGCTGAAAAGATGGCAAAGACACGACTGGATAATCTTTCAGGCGATATAGAATATTTAGCAGGCGACTGGGACGAATTCACTATGAAGCTAATGAAAGGCGATGCCGCAACCGGACTACGCAATTTTATACAAGAAGCGGATGCATTACTGAGTAATTTTAGCAAGACAATGACCGACACAGGGAGTCTTACCGATGCTATGATAAACACACTTGGAAAAGGAATCGTTGATCTCAAGAATAAGTTCTTGGCTTTTGACGGCATCGGTTCTGTGCTGGCAGGAGGGGCTCTTGCCTTTGGGCTTAAAGAAATTATCAACCTTACACTCAAAGCAAAAGATGCGATCCAAGGAGTTGGCGGTGCCAAGTGCGGCAATGTAAGTGGCAAAACAGATAATAACGTTGGCGAAATGGTTGTAAATGCGGCGAATGTTGTGATTAACGGCAAGGGCGGCGTTGATACTGGCGATTTCATTCTAGGCGGCAAAGGTGGCACTACGAAAGCTCCAAAAGGCGGGAAGCTGCCTGGCGGCTTGAAAGCATTAGGACGATTGATGTTACCGCTGGCGATTGCGAATGGGTTTTTAGATGTGGCTACAGCGGATGAAGGGCAAAAAGGAGCAGCTGCAACGAAATCTATCGGCGGCATTGCTGGCGGTATTGCGGGCGCTAAGGCAGGTGCTGCAGGCGGTGCTGCAATAGGTTCCGTCATTCCGGGAGTAGGAACTGTTGTTGGTGCTGGTGTTGGCGGACTGGTTGGCGGTGCTGCTGGGTATGCAGGTGGAGAGGCATTAGGCGGCAGTTTAGCTAATATGGACTTTTCAGGTATTGGTGAAAAGCTATCCCAAAAAAACGAAGAATGGATTGCTGGGTTTGAGCGTTTAAGAGATGCCTACGATCAAACTGGCGAATGGATGAAAAATGAAAGTAAAAATATAGAAGAATCATTTAAGACGGCATATGACAATATGTGTCAGAGTGCCGAATCTGCAGTTAATAGATTGGTTGATAATATTTCTACTGGATTTTCTGATGCTATGATATCGGCTGGACAATCATTGCAAGGGATAAATGAATTCGCAGCTGACACTTGGTCTGAAATCAAAGCAGGTGCCAATTTGGCAGCGCAAGAAATAGGGAATTCATTTTCTGGCGCAGTAGATAGACTAAAAGAAGATTGGACGGGTGTTACAGATTGGTTTAGCGCGAATGTCTGGGACCCGTTAAAAAATAGCGCTAGTAATGCATTGTCTTCAATAAGTAGTACTGTTTCTTCGATTCCGACGCCGTCATTTAGCTTTAGCGGGGTGTTAGGGCATGCTACTGGTGCCAATTCCTTTGGCGGTGGATGGACGGAAATCAACGAACGTGGCGGTGAAATTGTTGATCTGCCCGGTGGCAGCCGTATTTATCCGCATGCGACAACGAAAAAGATGTTGCAAAAGCAGTTTAGCGGTACTGAAGCTAACGGGAGCACTCATGTTAATGTAACCGGGAATACCTTTGTCGTGAGAGAAGAGGCTGATATCGACAAAATTGCTTACAAACTAGCTGCACTGATAGCACAAGGTAATACCAACTATGGAGGTGGGTATTAATTGGGAATCGGAAGATTGGGAAATGCCCTGGAAGTATTGTCGAATATATTCTCCGGATTGGGAGGAGAGACCAGACAGCAAATCATCATGCAGAGTACAGCAGATTCGTTTACGATTCCTGTTACCCCTCGCAAGATATCGTTTTCCATGAGTCAGAATAATAAGACTGTCAATATTACACAAGTCGGAGAAGCCCTACTATTCGGGCAGCCAAAGCTACATACCGTATCGTGGAGCTGTTTTTTTCCGGCAACGGTCCATGATTATCCGTTTGTGGTTGGTGATCGGAAAGATCCCTCGGAATGTATTAATTTAATAAAAAAATGGAAAGAAGCCAAGAACCCTATTCGCGTCATTGTGACAGAGACTCCCATAAATTTGATGATGGGGATTACAGATATGCAGTGTGCAAAGCAAGATGGATCCGGTGATATCTATTACACGATTAACCTTTTAGAATACAAAGCATTGAATACACCAACGGCAAACAATAACGCAACGGTAGATCAGATAACTGGACTCAAGGCGAGACCAACAGAAACAATTGAACCGACACAAGCAACTTTATGGCAGAAAGGGTCTGATATCATGGATGCGGCCAAGAAAGCCTACGGGGATTATAATCACTGGCGGCGCATTGTGCAGAGTAATGACCTCAAGGATCTGGCAATTAACAACGTTAGTAAATTGCGTAAGTTGAGGATTAAATAAATGATTATTAAACACAAAAAGGTATCAACGGAAACAGTAAAAGATAATAATGGAAAAGAATCTGAAAAAATAACAGAGACGATTACGGACTTGTCACAGCTTATCATTGATACAATCACGTGGGAAGGCTCACGCATGCAAGTGGCACGTAAACTTGAATTTTCATATTCTCAAGATGCTCGTGATCCGAATTTGCCGAATTATGTCATTGAGCCCGGAGAAACTGTTTACAGTTACGACGAAGGTGGCACGTTGCAATTTAACGGACGCGGCTACACAATCGAGAAAAAAACGGCTAGTTCGACGATTACGGTAACTTGCTTTGATGATCTTTTCTTGCTCTGCAAGTCAAAAGTAACCCGCAAATATACGAATGCCAAAGCAGAAGATATTGTAAAATCTGTCTGTGCTGAAATGGGGGTAACAGTAGGTAATATCGTTGAAACGGGGAAGACAATTTCTTTTATAGCTAGTGAAAAAACTGGATATCAGATTATTATGATTGCTTATACGGAAGCAGCTAAACAAATCAACGCGACGAAGAAGAATGCTGATGAGCCGGATGTGCTTTTTCATCCGGTCATGAATGGTGATAAGCTTGATATCGTTAAAAAGGGAGAGCTTATTCCTAATTATGAAGCAAATCAGTATGTGAATATCGAAGACAGTGAGTATCGCGAATCTATTGAAAACATGGTAAATAAGATCATTGTTGCAGATGATCAAGGGAATACGAAATCGACACAGCAGAAAGATGATCTCATCAAAAAGTATGGCGTAACGATTCAAGATGTGTACAAAGAAAGTAAGAAAGCGACTACGAATGATGAACTTGAAAAAATTTTTCACAAGCCAGATAGATCTGGCATCATTGAATGCATTGGAGATTATCGGTGCAAGTCATCATATTCCATTGCGATTAATGATCTTTTAGCAGAGATTACAGGCAAATTTTGGATTAAGTCTGATACACATACGTTTGAAAATGGGTTGCACTTTATGAGACTTGAGATTGAGTTTGAGAATGTCATGAATAAAGAAAAACTACCAGAAGATAAGCAGGGAGGAGCTAAAGGATGGACTGTTGGATCAGTTGGGAATGCGAATAGCGGGATTCAAGAAGGCATCAATAATGGATATGCAGCATGGCAAGGGACAACTATGCCAAATGGCAGAAATGGCTGTGTAGAAGCGGCAACTCGAATTGGGTCATGGTACAGCCCGTATCTCAAAGAGCAATACGAAAACGGCACAACCAGTGTATCCGCTTTGATTGCAAATGCCGGGTCAGATAATGTTGTTTCTTTTTCTGACTCTAATCTTGAGATTGGGGACTGCGTTGTATTTGATGGTGATGAGCACACCGTAATTTATGCCGGCAACGGTATGTATGTAGGCAATAACTCTAGTGCAAATGGGGGTATTGGCGGAGTAGGGCAAGGGAGTATTTATGGCCTTGGAATGACACCAACAGCTATCATTAAAACTAGCCATATTTAAAGGAGAAGCGGCAATGAGTGATAATAAACATATACCGGCAGCATCTCAGTCAGCAATGAAAATCGTTCACATGATGCATGGAATTGCGCAAGATGCAAGACCACGACAAACGATGATTGGCCTTGTTGTATCCCCGCCGCCAAACATACTGGTTAAAGTAAATGACATACTATTAGATGCAGCAGATGTGTATGTAGCCAACTATTTATTGCCGAATTACACGCGGCATGTGGTTGGAGAAACAGACTTTAAATCCGGCGGGAGTGGTTATGCCCAGTATGACAATCATAATCATCCTGTCAATAACGATGAGACCTGGACTGACACGCTAAAAGTTGGCGATTTGGTTGAAGTTGTCCCTGTATATGATCCTACGAAACAAGACCAAATGTATATCATCGGAAATCAGGTGACGAAATTATGAGTGAAGCATATCCATATACCGGAATAAACTCATTATCATATTCATGGGCGAATCAAAATACTAATGATCTACCCATTCCGACAGAACTTGGTTTTGACTTTGAAAAAGATTGCTTTATGTACGACGGTGATGGAAAACACGTCATTGTTGAAGGTGATGATGCTATCAAAGTGTGGGTGTATAAAGCGCTGAAGACTGAGCGTTTTCAGTACTTGGCATACTCTTGGCAGTACGGTCTTGAAATAAAACCATTTATCGGTAAAGTGATGGGCGTCAGCCATCGCAAGTCAGAGTTGCGGCGCGTCATTATTGAATGTTTGATGGTGAATCCATATATTAAATCTATTGATTCTGTGACAATAACCGCAGTCGGTGATTCGCTGACAGTTGATGTTACGCTTACGACAGTTTATGGGAAGGTGAATATTAATGTTTAGTCCACGGGATGAAAGCGCTATTCTTAGTGAATTACAAGATTTTAGTCGATTATCTGTAAGTAAATACGAAGGTACATTTGAATATGATGTGTTTTCGGCGAATGCTATTGAGTTTGCCAAAACGGAAGTTGAATTGGCACAGATGATATTAGCAGTTTTTCCACATACATCCTGGGGGAGATATCTTACATTAGGGGCCTCTGCGCATGGAATTGATAGAAAATTAGCGGTTGAATCCCAAGGTGAAGTTGTTATTAAAGGCAGTGTAGGAACGACCATTGCACGCGGCAGCCAATTTTCTACTGACGACAATACGGTGTTTGTGACTAGACAAGACTATACGATTGGCAGTACAGGTGCTGTTACAGCGGTCATATATGCGCAAAATGCAGGAGTAGTGGGAAATGTTGCAGAAGGGACGATTAAAAATATTCCGCTTTCAATTCCTGGAGTGGCGAGTGTAAATAATGCAGCTGCAACACACGACGGTTACGACGAAGAAAGCGATGAATCATTATTGAACCGACTTTTATTACATGTACGAAACCCGGGAACATCTGGTAATTCTAGCCATTATCGAGAGTGGTCGCTAGCGGTTCCTGGCGTTGGCGCTATTAAAGTACAGCCACTCTGGAATGGGAACGGGACTGTGAGAGTACTTATTCTTGATGTTAATAAAGATGCCGCTTCTGAGAGCTTAATTAAACAAGTAAGCGAATATATTGAAGTAAGAAGGCCAATTGGAGCAACAGTGACCGTAGTAGCCCCGATGATACAGTCAATTAATATTGAAGTATCAGTCAAGCCTGTATCAGATAAAAGTGAGTATAAAACAGTTTTATATAATGCTGTCAATCGGTATTTTACTGATGTTGGGTTTGATAGTGATAACATCTCCATTGCTCAAGTCGGTAAAGCATTATTATCGACTGGGGTAATCGACGATTATGAGTCACTAACTATTAACAGCGCTATTAAAAATATTTCTATTAATGCTGATTCAATTCCTAGAATTGGCAATTTCGAGGTGACGACTATTGCCTAATTTTAATTTGTTACGCACCGAAACGGTAGATATTAGTCGATACTTACCTGCGTTTGTAAAAAAAGATCCGACAATGATGATCCTCCTAGATACGTATTCTTGGGAGCATGAAAAAATGCGCCTTGTTATTGTTGATGTCTTACAACAATTTTTTGTGGAAACGGCCACCTGGGGACTTGGACTTTGGGAACGGTATTTAGGCATTGCCATTAATGACGATGATACAATCGGAATTAGACGGGACAGAATCATGCTTAAACTTTGCGGAACAGGAACATCTACGCTCTCAGCAATGGAAAAAATTGTAAACACGTACGGATCAGGATATATTGTGGAATATAATAATCAATATTATTTCAATATCTACATATCGACTAATAAAAAACGTGATTTACAAGAAATGAGACGTCAAATTATGTTATATAAACCAGCACATCTGGGAGTGAGCATTTATCTCGGGTATAGCTGGGATGGAAGAATAAGTTTTGACGGGATGTATAAATACTGGTCTGAAACAGTTGAATGGAGTGATGAATAGTGGCATACCTCGAGAAATGGAAAAGTGTTTTTCCGGAAACCGTTGGGGGGATTTCGAGACCGATAGAAGCAATTGCGAACAATCTCGATTTTAATTCTGATGGGTTTCCGCAATTTATATCAACAGACCCCGTTAGATATGATTTGCAAAATACTTTTTTAAATCAATTATTTAGCAACGACGAATACTTGAGATTAAAACTTGTCGAGGCTGGAAAAATCATTGATAGTCATGAAATTGATCCGGCTGCGCATGCAGCTGGGATCGCGGGCAATGCGGGGAGCGCTACAAAGCTAAAGACGGCGCGCAAAATCACACTGGCTGGTAAAGCGACGGGCACGACAACGTTTGATGGCAGTGGCGACGTTACGATCAACGTGGATAGCGTAACGGCTGATAAGGCGACGGCCGATAAAAACGGCAAAGATATCACTGCGTACGTGTCAGCCGTAACTGGTACAAACGATACGCTTACCGTCACGACAGGTGCCGGAACTACGAATACGGTTACAGTCGATAATGTAGCACATGCCGGCACTGCCGATTCGTTAGCGTACACAATGATTCCAAACGGCGCTGACTTAAACAATTATTATAAAGTCGGTGAGTACGTCTTTGTCGGTGACTCAAATTTAAGTACGTTAACAAATACTCCTGATTTGCTTACTGAATCATTCAGACTGTCAGTCACTCGTGACGTGTATTATCAGCAGCAATTAGTTACTTATAATACACACCGCGTATTTTGCCGCAGAGAAAACATGGGCTGGATTGAGCAGCCGGCGGGGACAGCACAAACGGCTGCAAACAATGTCTTAAAAACTGGCGATACGATGAGCGGCGATCTTACAATCGCATCAAATGACTACGGTGGCGTAAATATTAAAAATTCATCCGGTACTAAATTTAAAATCAGATGCTTGCCGAAAAATAACAGTTCAATCGGCAATGTTGCGTTTTTTGATTCAACCGGTAATCAGCTATACAGTCAATTCTTCCAGCAAAAAAG